GGAGACCATACTTCTTCTCCTCTTTGTCTGATGTTCGCGACTCTGGAGTATCTATACCCAAAAGACGAACTCTCTGACGAGTGCAGACATCAAAACCAAGATCTAGGGTGACATCAATAGTGTCACCGTCTACGACCTTTTCGAGAGAGGAAACTTTGTATACATATTCACAAGTGGGCTGGGCGTATGTAGCCATATTTATTATATAAAGATATTAAAGTTTTGTTCGTACTACATTGAAATGAGCGAACCCACTAAGAAATGTTCTAAATGCGACGAGACTAAGCCGATTTGCGAATTCCCTTTTATTAAAAAAGCGGAAGGTATATACAACTCTCAATGCACCGAGTGTAAATATTACCCAAAACCAAAAGATGGTAGTACAAATAGAAAATGTATAGACTGTGGCGAACTTAAACACTACAAAAATGAATTCCCAGCTTCAAATGCTTGTTGTAAACCGTGTTTTGTGATTCGTAAAAAAAAGCGAGATGCCGAAAAAGAGGCTTCTTCTCAGACTCAACTCCCTCTTCAACCAGTGTCTCCAGTCGTAGAAGAGATTACCGAAGAAGAGGCTTCTTCTCAGACACCTGTAGAAACAGATGAATTTTTCATGCAAGGAGTATGTCACATTACTATAGAAAAAGAATCAATCCATAAACCATGTAAAAGATGTAACGTATTGAGACCTCCGAGTGATTTTACCATTAAAAACGAGTATTGTAGATTTTGTTATCGCCATGAGTTGAAGTCTGAAAAAATGGAAAATATTCACGAGTTTCTCAAAGATAAGTGGCAACGCGCAAAAAGTCGTGCTGTCAATAAAAACATAGAATTTACTGTAACTTTGGATCAATGGTACTATATCTACTTTGTTACACAAAGAGCTTTGTGCGCTCTCTCTGGTCTATATATGACACACAAGGCATCTACTATTGGACACTCTGAAAAGTTTCCTTTCAATATCAGTCCAGATAGAAAAGATAGTACCAAAGGGTACACATTTGAAAACGTCCAATTTGTTAGATGGTGTCTCAATTCAGCAAAAAATGACATGGAACAAGAAGCTTTCATTCAAATGTGTGGCCAAGTTTGGGAGTATCACAAAATGCCGAAAGAACCCCACTGGACTCCAGAAGCATAAAATATTGACAAATATAAATGAAATCTGTGGTGTTCACATATGGTCGTTTCAATCCACCACACAAGGGTCATAGAGTTATGATTGAACAGGTGATTGAGACCGCCCGCAAAACAAATAAGACTCCTATTATTGTCGTATCTCACTCTGTAGGTAACGCGAAGAACCCTCTTCCAGTTGAGAATAAGATGAGGATTCTTAGGCGTTGGTTTCCAAACGTAACCATCATGAGTTCCGCGAAAGACAGAAGCATCGCCAAGATTACAGAAAACTTCAACCAAAACTCAATTATGATTGTTGGTGCCAATCGTCAAAATAGTTTCAAGTTTCTTCCATTCAAAAAAGTTGCCGTCCCTCGTTCCAATAACGCACCCTCAGCCACTATGGCTAGAGCAGCTGCTGCGGCTGGTAACAAAAATGCATTCAAAAATATGACTGGATACAATCTCACAAACAATTTGAGGAATAAGATTGTTAAAGCAAAAAGTAGAAAGTAACATATGTTGGACATAGAGGCTCTAGCTAAAGAAGTATACACTCTTGGAGCTGGATATTCCGAACGTGTATACCATAATGGTATGGAAGTGTTGCTTCGTAAGATGGGTATTCCGTATGAAACTGAGCGCATTGTTCCTATAACTTTTCAAGGACACGTAATTGGTAATTTGCGGGCTGATATCATCATAAATAATGAGATTGTTCTGGAGTTCAAGACAATCAAAACACTTAATGACCAGGTGGAGTTGCAGGCTCAAAACTATCTTCATCTGACTGGTCTGAAGAAAGCGTACCTGGTGAACTTTCCTCCGTTTCCGAATCGTGATGTAGAGATTCGTTGTGTTGTATCAGAATCATGAAAGGTAAAACTTTAGCTAACATTCTATAAAATTCTTTGCATTCATCGTGATATTTTTTGGGATTACAAAGACCTTCTGTTAGTAATTCTCTAGCTCTCTGTAGATGATAATCAGCTTCGTCTACACAGAACTTCTCGTATTCATTCATTACTCAAAGTATCACCATTCTCTTTAAGTTTAGGACACATCGGGCATTTATCAAGTCTAGGAAAGCAAGTTGACGCACATACATAATGTGTACACTTTCTAAACCTAACACATTTCTTAACATCCGAACATAATGGACACTCCATGTCTTCCTTAAACTCAAGGACTTCATTCTTAAATCTCCAGAAACAACTTGTGCACACTTTCAACCCAGGTTTTACTGTTTTGAAACAGACATCAAAGTTGGGACACTTCATTATTATATAGTGGGTATAAATTCCCATCTTAATTCTTCGCATATTTTCTTCCATATCTGATCTTGTGCATAAAGTTTAGTCTTTGACTTGAGAAGAGGGAAGTATTGTAGGTACTCATCCTCTTCTAACAATTCACAAAACTTATAAAGTACATAGGAATAACTCAAAAAGTTTTTTCTATCCGAAGGACAATTGTCATCAAATGGTCTTTGTATATCTTTAAACATAATTCGTAATCTCTCTTCCAGTTCCTGTGGCATACTAGGCGCTTTGATTCCGTTAAGAATGTTTGTGATATACGGTACGTGTTCATAGTACTTGTTAAGTCTTAATTTTTTCAGTAGTCCTCTAATTTTGGTATGTGTAATCTCATCTAACTTTTTGATCTTAATCTTTTTGAGTTCAGATCTCAGTTGATCCATAACTTCAGGTGGTATCGTCGTCATTTCTTGTGCTTGAAATTGACTCAACCATTCATTAAAATGGTTTTCTCTCTTATAGCTATAATTAATAATCTTTTCGGACGTTTCTTGTTCTTCTTTGTATGTTAATTCTTCACTTATCAATGAAGCTATTACCAATCCACACGCATCACACACAAGTTCACTCGTATCATGTATATGAATAATGTTACTATAAGAACATGAAGGGCATTCATCTAATTTTGTATATTCCTTAGGTCTTGGAATATTTCGTTTTTCAACTTCTATCAAATAATCCGTGAAAATATCTTTCCGTTTCAACCCCACCGTTTCTTTGACATTGAAAATGTTATCAGTATTCGTTTCTTCTTCAGTATCATCCGCATACTGATTCATATATGGCATACATTTAATCATGTAATTTGCCATTTCACTTTCATACCTATTTTTGTTTTCTGGATCGGTCTTAATAAGTTCAGTCCATTGCTCCACTTTATTTTTGTACCTACTTAAAAAGTTGCCTTCCATTATATTTAAGCATGTTGTTCAAACTTTTAAGTACCCTTATTTACTTTTATAAAAAGATAACTACACCTGCCGATTATACTATTATCTCAGAAGAACTTGAATATAAAATTGATCATGATATGAAATATAGAATTGAAGACGAGTTTTGGGAAAAAGAGAGTAAAGATTGGGATGGAATTCTAGATGAATATCATTGTTATGTCACCAAAAAACCTTTCAGACATACTATAGTTCCTGAAAATGTGAAAAATCTTATATTACGAGTAAAGTATTACTATGGTGGTAAGGTGTATAAAGCTATTACACAGGACATCAACTTTATTCCTGGTAAAATTGAACAGGATAATATGATATTCAGTATTCCGTTAAGCCATGTTTGGATACTTGATCACGGTGATAAACCACAGATTGACATAACAGAAAAAGTGAAAAGATATGCCGGACCACGAAACGATTTTCACGGACAAAACGTTCCACTCGAAGAGTTTTTGTACTACACACGTAAAACTCTCGAAACTCAATTTCCCAAAGTAATGTTGGTAAACTCCCTGGGTATGAAAAAGGTTGTATTAACTACACAAGATTCAACTGGTGATCTTCGTATTCCATAAACTTTATAAACAAGGACATTTCTTCATAAAGTTTTTATTTACATGTCGTCAGTAACCTTTGTGGCGAGATAAAATTTAACTTCACCCAAATTGGCCACGTTATATTTTAGAATTAAGAACCTGTTACCTTCTTCCTGCATAATTTGCACAGATGCACACATACTCGTCGCCTTTGTAAAGAT